CATTGAGTCACACCTGAGGTAACCACCTGAGGTAATACCTGAGACCATATACCTTAGGTTAACCATGGGCCATCCGGTGAGTCATTACTATAAGGCTATCGGGAGACCATTGTCAAATCATCCAACCAATTAGGTAGCACTATAGGGAGACACTTAAAGTGTTACTTAGAGACCGTCACCATAAAGATAACTATCACTATAGGTCTAACTAAAAGTTTAACTTTAAGTATTGACATTCAGATTCCGTTATGAGATATTAGCAACCGTTGAGAGACACAACGTCACCAACAACCAGACAATACCGCGAGTTATCTGGTTAGACTGAGGGTCTCAAGTAGTCATCAACCGGACATACGAAAATGGTTGACTCAACGATGAACAAGTAGTAAGATGCACCACAGATTCACCGCTAGGCAACTAGCACCGCTCTTTAACAATATGGATTAGTCAAAGCTGATATGTACACCATGGCAATAGTGTTTAACTAGTGGTTACATTCAGGTCTCTGATAAGGTACGTCCTGTCACCCTGAGAGTAGCCACGATGATAACCACTAACCAACTGAAGGATATACATCATGATTTACACCAAAGAGCCAGCTAACAAGGTATTCGTATTCGTTACCGCTTACCGTGGCCATGAGTCGCAGGAAGTAAACGAGAAGATGCTCAAGGGTCTCATTAAGACCATTCGCACCTATCCGGGAGCATACGGCAACATCCGCGATGAGCACGTGAAGGGTTGCTTTAAGGAAGCCGGAATGCCTGAGGCAACGCAAGAACGCACGCTCAAGGTTGAATGCACTGAGAAGCAAGCGGCGGAGCTGACGTGGCTGGCCTGTAAGACCTACTCGCAAGACGCCGTGCTGGTGGTGAACTCACAGACTCACACAGCCTCACTATGGTCTATCGAGGATGTAGGCGAGTACCCACAGGTCTACCCACGCTTGAAAGAGGTGTCCTTAGGTGGCACGCTGCAACAAGTGGACGCACCAAAGGGTGAATGCTATTCAATCATCGACGGGCAATATTGGGAGGTGGTCTAATGGTCAAATATGGCCTCACACAGCAGGACATGCACGAATACCGTAGCGCCTTTAAGACGGCTTGCGAGTGCGCTGCTGGCATACCCGAAGCAAAAGCCGACTGGTTCGGCTACTACATGGCCCAATTAGCCCAAACCTACCGCACACGCAAGGTGATGTATGATAACCCTGTTCGTAATTAGTGTGTACGCCCTGATTGTCCTGTACTTTGTGCGGGACTTTCGTAAGGGTCTCAAGGTGCACAAAGCATCATTCAGTTACCTGAAGTGGGGATTCTTGCCTCGCTTTACTGTACGGCTGCCAAATGGTCGCTTTAAGGCAAACAAAGTAGGTATTTTCTACATCGCAACCCATTGACACACACACACACCATAAGGAAACAACCAAATGAACTACACCGATATGCAAGCACGCTTAGACGTCATCCGCAACCTGCCAATCTGTGAACTCGACAAGCGCCAGCCGCTGCTGGTAGCACTCATTGCAGGCATTGTGAACTGTGAGACGTCTGACGGTGACGATACGGACAGTGATTGGGGTCTGGAACGTCAGGACTATTGGCAAACCCTGAAGATTAAGGCCAAGGACGCTGGGTTTAACCTGCTGGGCAATGGGCACTTCAGCGCAGCGTTTAAGCACGAGCTGCTACCGGGTAGGGTCATTAAGGTTGGCTTTAAGAAAGAGGACTCAGGGGCCGCCTACGTGGCTTTCTGCCGGATGCACCAAGGTCGGGTAGGGATACCTAACGTCCATCACGTAGCGCGTCACGCTGGCTGCTATACGGTGGTACTTGATGAGCTGGAACCATGCAATCGTAGCGGTAACCACTTGCACGACCGCTACGCAGACCTCGCGTATTACTTTGTCGAGGGCGAACCTGACCCTGAGGACTACGCGGAGGCTGACCGACCGTTCATCGAGACGTGCCAGATGATTCGTAAGTTCTTCCATGGTATCGCGTCCTTCGATATGCACAGCGGTAACATCATGTTCACCAAAGACGGCAAGCCAGTGATTACCGACCCGGTGTCATTCTCAGCGGACCGGGACCGGGAGCCTTTCTCACTGGAACCTGAGGAACTGCTCGCAGAGATTGAGCAGATAGCGCACGCCAAGATGATTGAACGCTGTAAGCGCAACAAGGCTAAGCGTAATCCTCTGGGGACCTTTCAGAGAGACCGCAAGCACATCAACAAGGCACGCAGGCAGAGCGCCAAGGTCCGAGCACGCCACATGAAGGAGCGCGAAAAGCGTGACGCTGAGATTTTAAAAGAGGCCCTAAAGTACGACCTTGCGAAAATCGAGGAGCGGGTACTGGCGTGGCAAGTGGGACCCGGCCTAGCCATTCAGCAGGGCAAGCCACTACCTATCGACAACTATCTTCAGGGTAGACTTATGGGCTAACGAGGTGTATCTTAGGTGTCTCTCACGCAAGAGGCACCAATAGATAAACTTTATTCACAAAGAGGCACACAATGAACGCATTAAACATTGCACGTAATGACTTCTCAGAGATTGAACTGGCCGCTATCCCGTACAACATCCTCAGCGAGCACTACGGGGACAAGCTGGCACGTGAGCAGTTAGCGCTGGAGCATGAAGCGTACGAGCTGGGCGAGCAGCGTTTCCTGAAGATGCTAGAACGCCAAGTTAAAGCTGGCGAGTTCGCAGACAACGTGGCCGCTAAGCCGCTGGTCTTAACGTTGCACCCACAGCTGACCAAGCGTATTGACGACTGGAAGGAGGAGCAAGCAATCGCACGCGGTAAGAAGCCTCGCGCGTACTACCCGATTAAGCACGGTGTTCCCTCTGAGTTGGCCCTTAGCATGGGCGCTGAGGTGCTCAAGGAGAAGCGCGGCGTGCCTAGTGAGGCAATCGCACTGCTAACCATTAAGGTCGTCTTAGGGACGCTCACAGACGCCTCTAAGGCCACCATCCAGCAGGTGTCCTCACAGTTAGGCAAGGCCCTTGAGGACGAGGCCCGCTTCGGTCGTATCCGTGAGCAGGAAGCCGCCTACTTCAAGAAGAACGTAGCGGACCAGCTGGACAAGCGAGTAGGCCACGTGTACAAGAAGGCTTTCATGCAGGTAGTCGAGGCCGATATGATATCCAAAGGGATGCTGGGCGGCGACAACTGGGCGAGCTGGAAAACTGACGAGCAGATGCACGTAGGGACAAAGCTGCTGGAGCTACTCATTGAGGGAACTGGTCTGGTGGAAATGACCAAGAACAAGATGACCGATGGCTCCGATGATGTGACCAGTATGCAGATGGTCCAGCTGGCCCCGGCCTTCGTGGAACTCCTGAGCAAACGAGCGGGAGCACTCGCAGGTATCAGCCCTATGCACCAACCGTGCGTAGTCCCTCCGAAACCTTGGGTTGAAACCGTAGGTGGTGGCTACTGGTCAGTCGGTCGTCGCCCGCTGGCGCTGGTTCGTACCCACTCCAAGAAGGCCCTGCGCCGATACGCAGACGTGCACATGCCCGAGGTATACAAGGCGGTCAACCTCGCGCAAAACACGCCGTGGAAGGTGAACAAGAAGGTTCTGGCGGTAGTCAACGAGATTGTCAACTGGAAGCACTGTCCGGTTGCTGACGTCCCAGCGATTGAACGCGAAGAGTTACCACCACGCCCGGACGATATCGACACCAACGAGGTGGCACGTAAGGCATGGCGCAAGGAGGCCGCAGCGGTCTACCGTAAGGACAAGGCTCGCCAGTCTCGCCGCTTGTCGATGGAGTTCATGGTCGCACAGGCCAACAAGTTCGCTAACCACAAGGCCATTTGGTTCCCGTACAACATGGACTGGCGTGGGCGTGTGTACGCTGTGAGCATGTTTAACCCGCAGGGTAACGACATGACCAAGGGTATGCTGACGCTGGCAAAAGGCAAGCCAATCGGTCTCGATGGGTTCTACTGGCTGAAGATTCACGGTGCAAACTGTGCAGGCGTCGACAAGGTTCCCTTCCCTGAGCGCATCAAGTTCATCGAAGAGAACGAGGGCAACATTCTGGCGAGTGCAGCTGACCCGCTGAATAACACTTGGTGGACCCAGCAGGATTCTCCGTTCTGCTTCTTAGCGTTCTGCTTTGAGTACGCAGGCGTTAAACACCATGGCCTGAATTACAACTGCTCGCTGCCGCTGGCGTTCGATGGGTCATGCTCTGGGATTCAGCACTTCAGCGCTATGCTCCGCGATTCTATCGGTGGTCGTGCTGTGAACCTGCTGCCGTCCGATACCGTACAGGATATCTACAAGATTGTGGCCGACAAGGTTAACGAGGTGCTCCACCAGCACGCTGTCAACGGGTCTCAGACGGTGGTCGAGCAGATTGCCGACAAGGAGACTGGCGAGTTCCGCGAGAAGGTAACGCTGGGTGAGTCCGTACTGGCTTCTCAGTGGTTGCAGTATGGTGTTACCCGCAAGGTAACCAAGCGTTCGGTCATGACGCTGGCGTACGGCTCCAAGGAGTTCGGTTTCCGTCAGCAAGTTCTTGAGGACACCATTCAGCCTGCTATTGACAACGGCGAGGGCCTGATGTTTACGCACCCTAACCAAGCGGCTGGCTACATGGCTAAGCTGATTTGGGACGCTGTGACCGTGACCGTAGTGGCCGCTGTCGAGGCAATGAACTGGTTGAAGTCTGCCGCTAAGCTGCTGGCCGCTGAAGTCAAGGACAAGAAGACCAAAGAGGTGCTCCGTAAGCGCTGCGCAATCCACTGGGTGACACCAGACGGCTTCCCGGTGTGGCAGGAATACCACAAGCGCGACCAAGCGCGCCTGAAGCTAACGTTCTTAGGTCAGGCCAACGTGTTCATGACGTACAACAAAGGGGAAGCCAAAGAGATTGACGCACATAAGCAGGAGTCAGGAATCGCTCCCAACTTTGTGCACTCACAGGATGGTAGTCACCTGCGCATGACCGTAGTGCACGCTAACGAGGTCTACGGGATTGACTCCTTCGCGCTCATTCATGACTCCTTCGGGACCATTCCGGCGGACGCTGGGAATCTCTTTAAGGCAGTCCGCGAGACAATGGTCAAAACCTACGAGGACAACGATGTAATCGCTGACTTTTATGACCAGTTCTCTGACCAGCTGCACGAGTCTCAACTGGACAAAATGCCTGCGGTCCCGGCCAAAGGCGACCTGAACCTGCGCGATATCTTAGAGTCTGACTTCGCGTTCGCCTAAGGTCTCCGGTAATTAGGTAGCACTATAGGGAACCTTCGAATGACCGAGGGTTCCATTACTTAAAGTCTTAACTTAAAGAATACTTAAAGAGGCACACCATGACTTACTCAATCGTTGTAACCATCTTGTTAATCGTATTAATCATCCTGTTAGTAAGGGCCGTCACACGACTCGGTGCCTGCGAGTACGCCCTTGAGAAGCAAGCCAAGAGCAACGAGGAGTACACAGACGGCTTGCACGATAAGGTCTGCCGCCTGTCTGACGATAAGGTATCACTCAATAAGCAGGTGCGGTGGTTAGAGGGCGAGCTTGAACACGAGAAGCAGAAGGTACGCGATGTGAACGAACTACGGGAACGCCAGCGGGACCGCATGAAGTTCCTCCGCAAGTCCCTCAAGGAAGCACAAGATGAGCTGATGATGGTCTCCGACCTGATTCACGTTAAGTTCACCGCTGTGTTACCGAACGGAACCCACTCTAAGACGCTCTTTAAGTTAGGACTTGGCCCGTGCGGTCTCCACGTTAAGTCCCTCCGCTGGACAGAGCTGGATGACCGCTATCTGATAGACCAGCTGTGCACCAATGGCGAGCGTAAGCAGTTCGTCTACTACAAGAGCGAAGTAGTAGGACGCATCGAGTTCCGCCACGGCAAGGCGTGATTAGGTAGCACTATAGGAACATACTCAAGGTCATCGTCTGGTGGCCTTCATGAATGTCCCTTACTAGCACAATCAGGAGTAACACCATGTACCAGAACACAATCAACTTTGAGCGCAACCGTGAACGTCAGCAGACCGAGGGTTACATCCCTAAGGGCCGCAAGCTGAACAAGACAAAGCGTGGTGGCGGTGTGAAAGGTTCTTTCCGTAACGCCAAGGGTGACAGCGTTGTTAACCAAGAGAAATACTTTGTAGGAGCGTGACAAATGGCTGAGCAAACTAAATGGCTGTTCGATGGTAGCACTTCACAGTGGTCACGGCTGGGTCACACAGAGCGAAGGTTGATGGATGAGACGGGACTACGTGTAATCATGACGTACCGCCCATTCAACCGCACAGTGCTGCTCTCTGTGTACGAACCCAGACCAGATTACGATGAGGTGCTCGTGGAGAAGACCTTTAGTCGCTGGTCTATTGACTCAGCGTCAGACTGGCTGGCAAAACTCACAGCTGACTACTCAAGTTGGAAATGATTAGGTAGCACTATAGGCAGACTCAAGGTCATCGGATTCCGGTGGCCTTTATGATTGCTTATTGCACACTAAATGAACACTACACTTCGGAGACATCATCATGATGAACATTAAGACTAATCCATATAAGGCCGTTTCATACGTACGCCCTGCTATCGAGAAGGCGCTGGAGACTTCCGGTTACCTCATCGCAGACACTAAGCACGATGGGGTTCGCGGGAACATTTGCGTAGACAACACGGCCAACTCAGCGTGGCTCAGCCGGGTCTCCAAGACCGTTCCCGCCCTTGAGCATCTCAACGGTTTCTGGCTGCGTTGGAAGAAGTTACTGGAAGATGACCGCTGGATTTTCCCTGATGGCTTTATGCTTGATGGGGAACTCATGGTCAAAGGCGTCGACTTCAACACTGGGTCTGGCCTGCTGCGCACCAAGTGGCTCAAGAAGGGTAACATGCAGTTTGACGTCGGTGGCCCATATGAACAATGGGAGCCGGACATGAAGGGTCAACCTTTCGCGCTACACCCGAGTCACCTCAAAGTTGTCCTCTATGATATCATTCCGCTTGACATTATCGAGTCCGGTGATGACTACAACGTGATGACCCTCCTGCGCCTTGAGCACGTCAAGGTTGCCTTACCAGTCCTGCAAGACCACTTCCCTGAAGTCGAGTGGTGCCTCTCAGAGTCCCATGAAGTTTACGACATGGACGAACTCGATGCGCTTTATCGACAGAAACGCGAAGAAGGTCACGAAGGTCTGGTGGTTAAGGACCCTCAGGGTATCTACAAGCGCGGTAAGAAGTCAGGCTGGTGGAAACTGAAGCCAGAGAATGAGGCCGATGGTGTCGTTGTGGGACTCAACTGGGGAACTCCCGGTCTCGCCAACGAGGGCAAGGTGATTGGCTTCGAGGTTCTCCTTGAGTCTGGTCGCGTAGTGTCCGCCAACAACATCTCTCAGGCACTTATGGAAGAGTTCACAGCCAAAGTTAAGGCTCACACCATGTGCGACAATGGTTGCCAGATGTCTAAGGATGTGGGTATGGACAACCACTCCTGCGCTGGCAAGTGTGCTTACGACCAACACCCGTCGAATAATCCTTACGATGGCTGGGCGTGCCAAATCAAGTACATGGAGGAAACTCCAGACGGCTCCCTGCGTCACCCATCGTTCGACAAATGGCGCGGGACTGAGGAAGACCCTACCGTTAAGATGTAATTAGGTAGCACTATAGGAGACAACAACATGTCTATCAATCTGATTCTAATCATCGTATTCATCCTCGCGGCTATCGTGTGGTCAATGAATGAAGAGCCACCTAAAGGAGCATAACCATGCGCTTACACTTCAATAAATCCAACGGTATCTTCTCGGTTCGCCGGGAGGACCGCAGCACTGTAGCGGCCTCGGAGCGCCACGGTAAGATTCCACGTATCGGAGACACCTTCGAGCTGGCACCTCGTGTGCACATCTTGGTCACTCGCGGTCTCTACGAATTGGCTCAGACTAAGAGCCGTCCTTTCGTACCCGTTGTGGTAACCAAGTGGCCACGCCTTCGTCTGTTCTGGGAGCGTATCAAGGAGGTGGTCAATGACTGAACGTGAAATTCAAGTGGTGAACCTGCTGGTTGAACAAAACACTGACCGCCCAGACTCCACAACGTGCGCTGATGGCGTAGTATGCTACAAGGTGTCGTGCAGCGAGTGTCCGCTAGACGTCAAAGGTACAACCATTGGGGAAGTTCGTGCAATGGAGGACAGCAAGGCTCCAAGCGTAGACGATGATGGGGTCAAGCAGCCAAGTCATTACCAACTGTTCGAAGGCGTCGAGGCCATCGAGGTGATTGCTCGCAGCATGACTCAGGAGATGTTTAAGGGTTACTGCCTCGGGAACATCCTCAAGTACCGACTGCGAGCCGGGAAGAAGTCCGAGCTGGCTACCTTAGAGAAAGACATGGCTAAGGCCGCTTTCTATCTGGAGCTTTACGAGAAACACAAGGGGTTGTGCCATGATTGAGTTAACACCGAGTCGTATTGAAATCCTGAAGTATTGGGCGAAGGACTTCCTCAGAATCTACCAGACTGAGGACTTCACCAAGGAGGAGCTTGAGTTCATTGAGGAGATTCTTAGTGAGGAGATTCTTAGCGATGAACCCGAGTGACTGGTGCCGAGCGATGTACGAGAAGACGCTCGACCCTGCGTACATCACCCTGTATAACATGTGGAAGGAGTGGGAAGATGCAAAAGTTCGTAGTAACGGTCGAGACAGCTAACGCATCGTATGAACTCCCGGTACACGCTGGGTCTCTTGAGGAGGCCCTAGAAGTTGCCGAGGCGGAGTACGAAGAGTTAGGTCAAGTGACTCGGGTACGACCGGATACTAATTTCGGGTTCGACCTGTAGTCATTAGGTAGCACTATAGGGACACAGGTTGTCCCTCTTTCTGTTATAAACCAAAGGAGGACGCTATGTCCCTTATTAAAATCATACGTTCAGCTATCGTCAACAACACCGTGAGAAATTTTCAGTATGAAGAAATCATGAAGGAGACTGGCTGTACTCGCCACGTAGCGAAGACATTACTGTTTTCCTTCTTGTACTACGCTACTGAGGATTACTTGCAGGACCTGCTGAAAAACTCTAAAGACTAAAGGAGATTCATCATGGCATTCGCTAAGAAGAAGATTTACACCACTAAGATTGGTACCTGTGAGCCGTACGCTTACTTCAACAAGCCGGACTATGGCGGTGAGGGTTTTGAGAACCCACGCGGTACCTACAAGGGTTCCGTAACGTTCAAGAACGAAGACTGTCAGGAGCTGGTAGACCTCATTGTTAAGACCCACGAGGAAAACTACGCGGCCCGTCTGGAAGCGCACGAAGCGACCCCGCCGAAGGTTCAGAAGGGTAAGAAACCTCTGAAGCCGTACGAAGGCGACATGCCGTTCTTCGACAACGGTGATGGTACCACCACGTTCAACTTCAAGTGCTACGGTTCGTACGAGGACAAGAAGACTGGCGAGACCAAGAAGATTGTTCTGGGCGTAGTAGACGCGAAGGGCAAGCGCATCCAAGACGTTCCGATTATCGGCGGCGGGTCCAAAGTGAAGATTCGCTTCTCGCTGGTACCGTATGGCTGGTCTGCGGTAGCGGGCGCTTCCGTTAAGTTGCAGCTGGAGGGCGTGATGCTGGTCGAACTGGCTACCTTTGGTGGTGGCGAAGACGACTGGGCCGATGAGGCCGTAGAGGGCGGTTACGAAGCCGACGAACCTCGCAGCCGTAAACCTCAGGAAGACCAGGAAGACTGGTCTGGTGAGGAAGCTGACGAGGGCGAAGCTGAAGAAGACGATGACTTCTAATGGCTGGCTATGGGGCCAAAGGGATTCGGAAGGTGGGTGCCTTCCGGTCTGGCCTTGAGGACAAGGTGTCCAAGCAGTTAGAATCAAAGGGCGTCACGTTCGATTATGAATTGTGGCGCATCCCTTACGTTATTCCTGCGAGTGACCACCTTTACACTCCAGACTTCTTGCTGCCTAACGGAATCTTCGTGGAGACTAAGGGTCTCTGGGAAGCCGAGGACCGCAAGAAGCACCTACTGATTCGTGAGCAATACCCGGAGTTAGACATCCGGTTAGTGTTCTCATCGAGTCGCACTAAGATTTACAAAGGGTCGCCCACCAGTTACGCTGAGTGGTGCGAGAAGCATAACATCTTGTTTGCCGACAAATTGATTCCCGTAGACTGGCTGAAGGAGCCGAAGCGTGATGTACCGTTCGGCAAGTTCAAGCAGAAGAAAGGAGCAAAGTAAGTATGGCCAAGGTTCAATTCACTAAGCGACAGGAGACCTCTCAGATTTTCGTTCACTGTTCCGCCACCAAGGCAACCATGGACGTAGGTGTCCGTGAGATTCGCCAGTGGCACAAAGAGCAGGGCTGGTTGGATGTGGGGTATCACTTCATCATTCGTCGTGATGGTACCGTAGAGGCTGGACGTGACCAAGACGCTGTGGGTTCACACGTCAAGGGATACAACTCGACTTCTGTAGGTGTGTGTCTGGTAGGTGGTATCGACGCCAAGGGTAACCCTGAAGCAAACTTCACACCTCAGCAGATGAGAGCACTGAAGGGGTTACTGCACGAGCTGAAGGGGACCTACCCAAAGGCTGTCATTATGGCGCACCACGATGTAGCGCCGAAGGCTTGTCCGAGCTTCGACCTGCAACGTTGGGTCAGAACTGGCGAACTGGTCACTTCTGACCGTGGGTAAACATTAGGTAGCACTACAGGGAGACAATCACGTTTCCCTGTTGTCGCTTGAGGAGATTACTTTATGAGCAAGTTCAAAGAACACTTTGACCCAATCCCGTTCCTAGCGTATGGACTGCTGGGATTGTGGGCGCTGTCCTTCGTGGGCTCGTTTGTCATTTCGTGCATCAATGGTACATCGTTATGAGTTACGGAGACAGTCAAGAAGATGGTCAGGAGAGTATCTTCCTGTTCCACGCTCCGTGCGAAAACTGTGGTTCTTCTGATGGTAACTCAGTGTACTCTGACGGGCACGAGTATTGCTTCGTGTGTCAACACCGAGTGAGAGGCTCAGAGGAACGTACCGAAAAGTTATCATCGAGAAGACCCAAAGGAGGGAATTACGGGATGAGTACACAAGGTTCAGGCTTATTGGTATTCGGCGAGAGTGACGGTCGGTACACTGACCTGACCGCTCGTGGTATCTCAAAGGCGACATGCCAGAAGGCTGGCTACTGGGTCGCCAAGGTCAGAGGGACCGCCTATCAGGTGGCCGACTATCGTGACCAGAATGGCTCCATAGTCTCTCAGAAGCTGCGGGACAAGGAGAAGAACTTCTCTACCCGAGGGTCTCACAAAGGGGATGCACTGTTCGGTAAGCACCTCTGGAATGGTGGCAAGAAGATTGTCATCACCGAGGGTGAAATCGACATGTTAACCGTGATGCAACTTCAGGACTGTAAGTGGCCTGTGGTTTCCCTCGGTCACGGTGCGTCCGCCGCTAAGAAAACTTGTAGTGCAAACTACGAGTATTTCGATAGCTTCGACCAGATTATCCTGATGTTCGACATGGATGAGCCGGGTCGTGCAGCTGTAGAGGAAGCCGCTCAGGTTCTCCCTCCCGGTAAGGTCCACGTGGCCGTGCTGACCGAGAAGGATGCCAACGAGTGTTTACTCAAAGGCAAAGGCAAGGAGGTTCTAGACCAGATATGGAACGCTGCACCTTGGGTACCAGATGGTGTTATCGGTGCGATGTCCATGAAGGACCGAGTGCGCGAGGCCATGACCAGCGAACAAAGCGTCGGATACCTTTTCTCGGGATGTCCGGGACTGAATGACCGAACCTTGGGTGCACGTGGTGGCGAAGTCATCATGGTCACGTCTGGGTCAGGAATGGGTAAGTCTACGTTCGTTCGCCAGCAGGCACTAGGGTTCGCCAGAGGGCAAGGACTGCGGGTAGGCATGGCGATGCTTGAGGAGTCCGTAGAGGAGACAATGGAGGATGTCCTAGGGATTGCTAATGGCATCCGCTTACGGCAGCAACCTCGGGAGTTCAAGCAGAAACTCATTGAGGATGGTACGTACGATGCGTGGTTTGATGAGTTGTATGGCTCCGACCAGTTCCATCTCTACGACTCCTTTGCGGAAGCTGAGGTGGACCGCCTGCTGGCCAAGCTGCACTACATGCGCACAGGGTTGAACTGTGACGTAATCATTCTGGACCACATCTCAATCGTTGTGTCAGCCTCGGAGGAATCCGATGAGCGCAAGATGATTGACCGACTCATGACCAAGCTGAAAGGGTTCGCTAAGTCAACCGGAGTGGTACTCATTGTTATTTGCCACCTGAAGAACCCGGAGAAAGGTAAAGCTCATGAAGAAGGACGTGCTGTTTCCATTACTGACCTGCGTGGGTCTGGGTCTCTGCGCCAGCTCTCTGATACTATCATTGCACTTGAGCGTAATCAGCAAGGGGATATGCCTAATCTTGTCCTCCTTCGTATTCTCAAGTGTCGCTTTAATGGTATTGGCGTTGGCGTTGCGGGATACATGGAGTACAACGAAAAGACCGGACTCCTTGAACCGTCTAGCTACACTGGCGGAGAAGGAGAGGGAGATACTGGCTGGGAAGGCCACGAAGAAGACGACTACTGAACACGACGAGTGGTGCTCCTGTGAGCACTGCTGTCCAACACTCAAAGCATTCCGCATGAGAATGTACAGAGACTTTAACCGTAAATAGGAGAACCATCATGTTTAAACTTATCGAAGCATTGGGCCGTCTGGTCATCGCACTGTATATCCGTGAAGCCAAGGCACTGGACAAAGCGTCCAAGGTGGAAGCAGAAGCAGCCGCTAAGCTGGCTAAGGCAGCCGACAAGGCACGTCAGGCATCTCTGGATGCAACCGCAGAGGCAGCTAAAGTTGCCGCTAAAGCTCAGAAACTTAAGGAGTTCTTCTAATGACTACCAAAGTATCCACAACTATCCGACTGTCCGATACGGTTGACCAGTGGTCTCGCCGAGTTCACGTTAACGTCCGCAACAAGAAGGTGACCACTGTGTACCGCTGGAAGTCCAAAGACGGACGTGACCACACTCAACGCATCACCTTGAACGATGACCAGACGTCTCGCCTGTTGGCGGCCCTAGTCAACGCACAGGATAAGGTAATGGCTGGCGACGAGTCACGCAAAAAGGCGTTCGGCGAGAAGCTCTCTAAGTCCATTTTGTGATAAACTCAAGGTCATTACTATATGTAGTGGCCTTTATGATTATCACACACAACATATTGAGAGGACATAACCATGCGTAAACCTGAAGAAATCCGTGCAGACATTGAGAAGCTGACCAAAGAGCTGGAAGCCGCTAAGATTCACGAAGCGAAGCAGTCAGCAGCGGTTCACATCCTGTATAACTTAGGGTGGAAACATGACAACCTTAAGGGCTGGCAGAAGCCTGCTCCGAAGTGTAGCGACTATAAGGCCCCACTGAAGGCTGGCGAGCTGGCAACGTGGGAGGATGGGTACATTGGTGGAACCGTCTATATCCGCAGCGTGGGTAACAAATTCTCTCAGGTGTCTCACGTCCGTGGTGTTAGTCGTCTGGGTGTCGACGTCCTTACAGGCAGTTTCGCCATTGAGAACAGTAAGTTGACCATCCGTCCGCGTGAGTATTTCATCGGACGTCGTTAAGTAACAGGAGACCACTATGTTAGTAACCGATATCGAGGCTAACAACCTCTTAGAGAAAGTCACTCAGTTCCACTGTGGCGTCATTTATGACTACAGCACGGACGAGTACGTATCGTATCGACCTTGGGACTTCTCAGCGTATCTCGATGCGTTAGAAGCCGAGGTGGCTCGTGGTGGTCTCATCGTATTCCACAACGGTCACAAGTACGATGCCCCAGTGTTAACCAAGCTGGCTAAGCTCCAGTTAAACCGAGAGTTCCACCTGCCGCGCGAGAACGTAGTGGACACGTTGGTCCTTAGCCGTTTGCTGTATGCGAACATCAAGGACTCCGACATGGCCCTTCTACGCTCCGGTAAGTTACCCGGTAAGCGCTTCGGGTCTCACGCTCTGGAGGCGTGGGGTTACCGCTTAGGCGAGATGAAGGGAGAGTATAAGGACGACTTCAAGAAGCTCCTTGAGGAACAGGGAGAGGACTACGTCGATGGTGCTGAGTGGATTAGCTTCAACGAGCCGATGATGGCGTATAACGTTCAGGACGTTGTGGTAACCAAGGCGCTATTAGAGAAGCTATTGAGCGACAAGCATTACTTCCCACCTGAGGATGGCTGTGGGGATAACTGGTGGATGCACGACGCTGTGACATTCTGGCAGTATTCCTGCGAGGCCGTCTGGTTGGAACATCGGGCCGCTTGGTTACTCGCTAAGCAGGAGCGCAACGGATTCCCGTTCAACACCAAGGCCATTGAGGAGCTATACGTTGAACTCGCTGGTCGTCGTTCTGAACTCCTTCAGACACTAACCGACACTTTCGGAACTTGGTATCAGCCCAAGGGTGGCACTGAGTTATTCCTGCACCCGCGCACCGGGAAGCCTCTGGGTAAATACCCACGAGTGAAGTACCCGAAGCAGGGTGCCATCTACAAGAAACCCAAGAACAAAGCTCAGCGTGAGGGTCGTGAACCCTGCGAGCTGGACACTAGGGATTACGTAGAGGGAGCTCCGTACACACCAGTAGAGCACGTCGTGTTCAACCCTAGTAGCCGAGACCACATTGCGCTCAAATTGAAGGAAGCCGGATGGGTACCGACAGAGTTCACCGACAAGGGTGCACCTAAGGTAGACGACGAGGTCCTTGAGCATGTGCGTGTGGAAGACCCGGAGAAGCAGCGCTGCATCGACCTCATCAAAGAGTACCTGATGATACAGAAACGCATCGGTCAGGCGGCTGAGGGCGACAAGGCGTGGCTACGTTACGTTCAAGAGGATGGTAAAATTCATGGTTCAGTCAATCCTAATGGTGCCGTTACAGGGCGAGCAACGCATAGCTTCCCTAACCTTGGTCAAGTTCCGGGCGTTCGTTCGCCGTATGGTGAGCCTTGTCGAGCAGCGTTCGGCGCAGAGCATCACTTGGACGGACTTACCGGACAACCTTGGATTCAAGCAGGCATCGACGCCAGCGGACTCGAACTCCGTTGTCTGGCACACTTCATGTCTAAGTACGACGGCGGGGCATATGCGGATGTCATTCTCAACGGTGATATCCACACAGTCAACCAAACGGCGGCTGAGTTGCCAACACGTGATAACGCCAAGACATTCATCTACGGTTTCCTCTATGGTGCTGGAGACGAAAAGATTGGACAGATTGTGGGAGCAGGTAAGGAACGCGGAAAGGAACTCAAGAAGAAATTCCTTGAGAACACCCCAGCAATCGCAGCGTTGCGCGAAGGAATCCAGCAGACCCTCGTCGAGTCATCCCGGTGGGTTGCCGGAGAGCAGAAGGTCAAATGGAAACGGCGCTGGATTAAGGGACTGGATGGAAGAAAGGTACACGTTCGGTCACCACATGCCGCGCTCAACACGTTGCTTCAGTCAGCAGGTGCGCTCATTTGTAAGCTGTGGATTGTCGAGACTGAAGAGCTGCTTCTCAAGGCTGGCCTGAAGCACGGCTGGGATGGTGACTTTGCGTACATGGCGTGGGTCCACGACGAAATCCAAGTAGCGTGCCGGACCCAAGAGATTGCACAGCAGGTGATTGACATTGCGCAGCAAGCTATGCGTAACGTGGGAGACCACTTTAAGTTCCGTTGCCGTCTGGATACAGAAGGTAAGATGGGTCCTAACTGGGCCGTATGTCACTAATGATACAGGAGATTTATCATGGCTATTACCAAGCGTGTATGCGTAAGTTTTGATGCTAAGTTGGTACTGTCTACCGAAGATGTCGAGAAGATTACTAAAGACCTAGTGGTAGCCTCCAAGGGTTTCCTTGAGGGTAAGCCGACGGATGGTCGCAAGCTGGCTGGTATCGAGGCTGCTGTAACCGATGGGCCGGAAGCAGCAATCGAGCTGGCACTGAAGGGCATCATCACCAAAGAGCTTAAGGCTTTACTGAACGAGATGAAGTTCAACTCCTTCGGTAACTTCCGAGTGGGGTTCAAGCAATGAGCGAGTACCTCAAAGTTCTGGCGGCCCTCAAGGGCTGCCCCAAGTCCTTCCAGTCGAACTACGTGCGTAACAACGCTGCGTTAGTCGCTGAGGCTGCGAGCCGTGGTCACATTTCGTGCCTGACCATGAGTGGTCGTAATGGTGGCGCTTGGGAAATTACCAGTGCCGGAGTGAAATTCCTTAAGACCCATGGAGGTTGCCTGTGAGAAAGCGGATGGTGTTTGTGCACCCGTTGGAACCTAAATCACACTGGGAAACCGCTGGTGGCATCGTTTGGTTTTATAAGGATGGCCACATGCTGCGACAGTCCCACGTCACCCACAAGGACCTTCACGACCCGAAGATGGGTTTTAAATTCAAGGAGTTAAAGAATGAGTAAGCACACATTGTTATCCTTCAGCGACTACCGGGCAACCCAGAAGATTGCCAAGGGTGTCCTTGTGATGGATGGTGACTGGCTGGTATTCCAAGCCATGAGTGCCGCTGAGTTCGATGCCTCGTGGGAGGAGGAGATTTGGCACCGTTGCTGTGACCATGCTAAGGCCCGCGAGATTCTGGAGAACTCCATCGAGTCCTACAAGGGCCGCAAGAAGGCATGGAAGAATGCTGACGTTGTCCTAGCGTTCACCGACCGTGTCAACTGGCGCAAGCTGCTGGTAGACCAAACGTACAAAGAGAACCGTGCAGTCGTCAAGAAGCCTGTGGGCTACTTCGAGTTCCTTGATTACGTCTTCGAGACCTACACGTGCGTCCTTGAGCCTCAACTCGAAGGCGATGACGTGATGGGAATCATCGGGTCTAATCCTCTCATGTACAACTACGAGAAGGCGGTGCTGGTATCCTGCGACAAGGACTTTAAGACCATCCCTGATTGCGACTTCCTGTGGTGTACCACTGGTAACATCCTAGTGCAGACTCGGGAGACAGCCGACTACTGGCATCTCTTCCAGACTATCAAGGGCGACATCACCGATGGTTACGGTGGTATTCCCGGATGGGGCGATACCGCTGAGGACTTCCTCAAGGAACCCTTCATTGTGGAGCCTGTAACGTCCGTGCTGAAGTCCGGTAAGAACAAGGGCCAAGAGGTAACCAAGTGGGTGAAACGCGCTCCTGAGCCGGGAGAGACGCTCTGGGACTGCATTAAGTCCATTGGTGCCAAAGCAGGGATGACCGAAGCGGAAGTAATCAAGCAGGGCCAGATGGCTCGCATCCTCCGTTCTGATGAGTACAACATCGAGACTGGGGAGATTACTCTATGGCAACCGGGCAGCTGATTCTTATCGTCCTGACCATGGGCTTAATCGCTCGTGGTCTCTGGATGTTGGCCTTGATTATCAAGCAGATAGTCGAGCACAAAGCAGAGTGATAAACTCATGGGCACTAATTAGGTAGCACTATAGGGAAGTGCCCATTATGATTATTACTTAAAGATTACCTAAAGAGGAGACTCAAATGTTAAAACCTATAGAGCACATCCTTAACAATCCTAATGACCTTCCTGACGTACCGCGAGCTGTTAAGGAGTACCTACAGTCTCGCTACAATGCTGACTTCCTGTATCAGTCAGAGGTCCGTAAGCTGCGTGAGGCTGGCCACAGCGAGGAGTTCATCTCCGGGGTACTGTATGGTCACTACATGGCTTCTCGTGTCCTTGACGAGATGGAGGGACGCCAGCGTGCACTCAAAGAAGGAGATTGATTATGTGTTTCTCACCTAAGATGAAAGCACCTAAGGTCGACACAACGACTGTCCCTGAGCCAGCTCCGCTAACCGAGGAACCTAAGGGTGTCCAGTACGGTGGAGACGAGGACTCAAACAGCACCACTCCCGAGGTGTCAGGTCGTAAGTCACTCAAGGTGACCAAGACGACCGAGCCTACAGGGTCAGTCAGTAAAATCCGTAAGTCAGCTTTAGGAGGCTAACATGGGACTGTTCAAGAAAATCAAGAAGGCTATCTCCAAGGTAGTCAAGGCGCCACTCAAGGCCGTGGGTCTGGCAGCAGATGCACCTAACGTGCAGACAGCCGCTGAGACACCTGTGGCAGCACCTCAGGAAGCACCGAAAGAGGTAGTGGAGGACGTTGAGTCTTCAGCAGACACTGAGTCTGGCAAGAAGAAAACTCGTGCCTCCGGCAAGAAGTCCCTCTCAGTTTCCCGCAGCTCAGGCGGTGGGATTAACCTGTAAGGAGGTGACCTGTGGCAGAAGTTAAACTCGAAGGCTTCGCAGAGGAGGGAGCCAAGGCGGTGTATGACCGTCTGAAGAACGACCGACAACCTTACGAGACACGAGCAGAGTCCTGTGCGCAGTACACGATTCCCTCACTGTTCCCTAAGGACTCCGATAACGCATCAACCGATTACACGACTCCGTGGCAATCCGTAGGTGCTCGTGGCCTGAACAACCTAGCGTCCAAGTTGATGCTGGCCCTGTTCCCAATGCAGTCATGGATGAAGTTGACCATTAGCGAATACGAAGCGAAGAACCTTCTGGGTGACGCTGAGGGTCTCGCCAAGGTCGATGAAGGTCTCTCAATGGTAGAGCGAATCATCATGAACTACATCGAGTCCAACAGTTACCGAGTGACTCTATTTGAGTGCCTGAAGCAACTGTGTGTGGCTGGCAACGCGCTGCTGTACTTACCGGAGCCTGAGGGTTATACCCCGATGAAGCTCTATCGACTGAACTCGTATGTGGTCCAGCGAGACGCTTTCGGTAACGTACTCCAGATTGTCACTCTCGACAAGATTGCGTTCAACGCTCTCCCTGAGGATGTTCGCAATCAAGTGGAAGCAGCCCAAGGTGAGCAGAAGGAAGACGCTGAGATTGACGTCTACACTCATGTGTACCTGAACGAAGCAGGGGATGGCTACTCGAAGTACGAAGAGGTTGCCGAAGAGGTAGTTCCGGGCAGTGAAGCCGAGTACCCGCTCGAAGAGTGTCCGTACATTCCGGTCCGCATGGTCCGCATCGACGGTGAATCCTACGGTCGTTCCTACGTGGAAGAGTATCTGGGCGACCTCAAGTCCCTAGAGAACCTCCAAGAGTCTATCGTTAAGATGGCGATGATTACCGCTAAGGTTATCGGTCTGGTAGACCCGGCAGGTATCACTCAGGTGCGCCGACTCACAGCAGCACAGTCTGGTGCGTTCGTACCGGGCCGTAAGCAGGACATTGAGTTCCTCCAGCTGGAGAAGTCAGGCGACTTTACCGTAGCGAAGAACGTAAGCGACACCATTGAGGCTCGCCTCTCGTATGCCTTTATGCTCAACAGTGCGGTACAACGTACAGGCGAGCGTGTCACAGCCGAAGAGATTCGGTACGTGGCGTCAGAGCTGGAAGATACCCTAGGGGGTGTCTACTCGATTCTCTCGCAGGAACTCCAGCTGCCTCTGGTAAGAGTGCTCTTGAAGCAACTACAAGCCACGCAGCAAATCCCGGAGTTACCTAAAGAGGCCGTCGAGCCAACTATCAGCACTGGCCTTGAGGCTATCGGACGCGGGCAGGACCTTGATAAGCTGGAGCGCTGCATTAACGCATGGTCAGCCCTTAAGGCCCTCGAAGGTGATGATGACCTCAACTTGGCTAACCTCAAGTTACGTATCGCTAACGCTATCGGACTCGACACCGCTGGTATGCTTCTCACTCAGGAGCAGAAGAACGCCCTTATGGCACAGCAGGGTGCCCAGATTGCTACACAGCAAGGGGCCGCAGCGTTGGGTCAGGGGATGGCCGCACAGGCTACTGCAAGTCCTGAAGCGATGGCCGCAGCGGCTGATTCAGTCGGTATGCAACCGGGCATGTAATTAGGTAGCACTATAGGGAGACACATCCAGATTGAATGAGGTCTGGTCAGAAGGTTCGAGTCCTTCGTGTTTCCCTCTTAGTCTTAACTTTAAGGAGATTGAAATGGCTGGCGAATCTAACGCAGACGTATACGCGTCCTTCGGTGTCAACAGTGCTGTACTGACTGGTAGTACACCGGAGGAGCACCAAGAAAACATGTTGGCTCTTGATGTTGCTGCCCGTGATGGCGATGATGCAATCGAGCTGAACACAAACAGTGATGACCCGTATGGCTCCGATGTGGACCCGTTCGGTGAACCTGAAGAGGGCCGTATGCAGGTCCGCATCTCCGCTGACGGTTCCGATGAAGAGTCTACCGAAGGTGAAGAGGGTTCTGAAGAAGAACAGCAGGGCGACGAAGAGAGTCAGCCGGAGGAAGTAACCGACGATGGTGAACCTGAAGAGTTCAAACCTATTGGTGAAACTCCGGCTGACATCAACGAAGCCTCTCAGCAGCTGGAAGAACACGAAGCTGGCTTTAACGACATGGTTGCTACTGCAATCGAACGCGGTCTCTCACAGGATGCTGTGACCCGTATTCAGCAGGAGTACCAGAACGAAGACAGTCTGTCCGAGGAGTCTTACCGCGAGTTGGCCGAGGCTGGTTACAGTAAGGCGTTCGTTGATGCGTACATCCGTGGTCAGGAAGCTCTGGTCAACCAGTACGTCGAGAAAGTGATGGACTTCGTGGGTGGCCGCGAGCGGTTCCAGCAGGTCTACGGTCACATGAAGACCAATAACCCTGAGGGTGCTGAGGCGCTCATCAAGGCTTTTGAGTCGCGTGACGTAGCCACCATGAAGACGATTCTGAACCTAGCGGGACAGTCTCGTGATAAAACCTTTGGTAAGAAAGCTGAGCGCTCTATTGCCAAGCGCGCTACCCCAGCGAAACCTGTGGCCCGTAAAGCTGAAGGCTTCGAGTCTCAGGCTGAGATGATTAAAGCCATGTCAGACCCACGTTACCGCACCGACTCCAAGTACCGTCGTGAAGTGGAACAGAAGGTAATCGACTCTAAGTTTTAATTAGGTAGCACTATAGGGAGACTGACAACCTCACAATAACGGCGACCATTCGTCAGGTGTGAGACTGTGCTATCAGATAGACTAGGAGATTATGGGTAAGACCTAGACTCCCTTCGAGTTACACAATGAGTATCACCTCGTTTCAAGTAGTACCTCAACAGCTTGGCAACGATAGGCCCGTTTGGTCAGCGTAATGACTAATTCTATTCTTAAACAACATAAGGAGATTCAACATGGCTAACATGCAAGGTGGACAGCAGCTCGGTACTAACCAAGGTAAAGGTCAATCCGCAGCAGACAAGCTGGCGCTATTCCTGAAAGTATTCGGCGGTGAAGTCCTGACCGCATTCGCTCGTACCTCTGTGACCACCAACCGTCACATGCAGCGTCAAATCAGCTCCGGTAAGTCCGCACAGTTCCCTGTGATTGGCCGCACCAAGGCTGCTTATCTGCAACCGGGCGAGTCTCTGGATGACAAACGTAAAGACATCAAGCACACCGAGAAGACCATTAACATTGATGGCCTGCTGACTGCGGACGTGCTGATTTACGACATCGAAGACGCGATGAACCACTATGACGTGCGCTCCGAGTACACCTCTCAGATTGGTGAATCTCTGGCGATGGCAGCTGATGGTGCGGTACTGGCTGAGCTGGCTGGTCTGGTTAACCTCGCTGATTCCGTCAACGAGAACATCGCTGGTCTGGGCAAACCGTCCCTGCTGGAAGTTGGCGCTAAAGCTGACCTGACCGACCCGGTTAAACTGGGCCAAGCGGTTATTGCGCAGCTGACCATTGCTCGTGCAGCTCTGACCAAGAACTACGTCCCAGCTAACGACCGTACGTTCTACACCACCCCGGACGTGTACTCTGCGATTCTGGCGGCTCTGATGCCTAATGCTGCGAACTATGCAGCTCTGATTGACCCTGAGCGTGGTTCTATCCGTAACGTGATGGGCTTCGAAGTCGTCGAGGTTCCGCACCTGACCGCTGGTGGTGCTGGTGATGACCGCCCGGACGAAGGCGCAGAAGCGACCAACCAGAAGCACGCCTTCCCGGCAACTGGCGGTAAAGTCAACAAAGAGAACGTTGTGGGCCTGTTCCAGCACCGTTCCGCTGTTGGTACCGTCAAGCTGAAAGACCTCGCTCTGGAACGTGCTCGCCGCGCTGAGTATCAGGCTGACCAGATTATCGCTAAGTACGCGATGGGTCACGGTGGTCTGCGTCCTGAATCTGCGGGTGCGCTGGTTTTCAAAGCGTCGGCTTAAGAGTAGCAGCCTTTAGTGCAAACGTTGAGAGTGAACCGGAAGAAGTAGCTCTCACGCCTCAGCAGAAGGCCGCAATCACACGTGCACGTAACAAGGCACTTAAGTCGATGGAACAATAAGCCAAACCCCCTTGGGGACCACTCACGGTCTCTGAGGGGTTTTTTCGTTAGGAGCTTACATTATGAACATGCAAGATGCTTACTTTGGGTCTGCCGCTGAGCTGGATGCAGTCAACGAGATGCTCGCAGCCATCGGTGAATCCCCGGTGACAACCCTTGACGAAGATGGTAGCGCAGACGTAGCGAACGCGCGTCGTATCCTCAACAGGATTAACCGCCAGATTCAGTCTAAAGGTTGGGCCTTCAACATCAATGAGTCGGCCACATTGACCCCGGATGCCAGCACTGGGCTTATCCCGTTCCGGCCAGCCTACCTGTCAATCCTTGGTGGCCAGTACGTTAACCGTGGTGGTTGGGTGTACGATAAGTCCACAGGGACAGACACCTTCTCTGGGCCAATCACTGTGACCCTGATTACCCTTCAGGACTACGACGAGATGCCTGAGTGTTTCCGCCAGTGGATTGTCACCAAGGCCAGTCGCCAGTTCAACTCTCGGTTCTTCGGAGCGGAGGACGTAGAGAACTCGCTGGCACAGGAAGAGATGGAAGCACGGATGGCCTGCAACGAGTACGAGATGGACTTCGGGCAGTACAACATGCTTGACGGTGATGCATACGTTCAGGGCCTCATCGGTCGTTAATCAGAAACTTAAGGAGGACCAAATGGCTCTCGTATCACAATCAATCAAGAACCTCAAGGGAGGCATTAGCCAGCAGCCTGAAATCCTACGGTACCCAGAGCAGGGTACGCTTCAGGTCAACGGTTGGTCCTCCGAGACTGAGGGTCTCCAGAAGCGACCACCTATGGTGTTCATCAAGTCCTTGGGAGGCCGTGGGTATCTTGGGGAAGACCCGTACATTCACCTCATCAACCGAGATGAATACGAGCAGTATTACGCAGTGTTCACTGGGAACGACGTTCGGGTATTCGACCTGTCCGGCTATGAGTACCAAGTCAGAGGTGACCGCTCGTACATCTCCGTAGTAAACCCTAAGGATAACTTGCGGATGATAACCGTGGCCGACTACACGTTCATCGTTAACCGTACCCGACAGGTCCGCGAGAACCAGAACGTTACCAACGGTGGTACCTTCAGGGACGACGTGGACGGGATTGTCAACGTCCGTGGTGGTCAGTATGGGCGCAAGTTAGAAGTGAACATTAACGGTGTGTGGGTTAGCCACCAGCTCCCTCCGGGTGACAACGCTAAGGAAGACCCGCCCAAGGTTGACGCACAGGCCATTGCAGCAGCGCTCGCTGACCTGCTCCGTGTAGCCCACCCAACGTGGACCTTCAACGTGGGGACTGGTTATATCCACTGTATCGCGCCTGCTGGGGTAACTCTCGATGAGTTCCAGACGAGGGACGGTTACGCTGACCAGCTGATTAACCCGGTGACCCACTACGTTCAGAGCTTCTCCAAGTTGCCACTGAACGCCCCAGATGGGTACACGGTGAAGATTGTTGGCGACACCTCCAAGACTGCTGACCAGTATTACGTGAAGTATGACGCTTCGCAGAAGGTCTGGAAGGAAACCGTGGGCTGGAACATCTCGGTCGGCCTTGAGTATCACACGATGCCTTGGACGCTGGTACGTGCGGCTGACGGTAACTTTGACCTTGGGTACCACGAGTGGAAGGACCGCCGTGCTGGTGACGATGACACTAACCCTCAGCCATCCTTTGTCAACTCGACGATAACCGATGTGTTCTTCTTCAGGAACCGCTTAGGGTTCATCTCTGGGGAGAACATCGTGCTATCCCGCACCAGTAAATACTTTGAGTTCTACCCGCCGTCAGTGGCCAACTATACGGATGATGACCCGCTGGATGTTGCCGTGAGTCATAACCGTGTGTCGGTCCTTAAGTATGCTGTGAGCTTCGCAGAGGAGCTGCTGCTGTGGTCTGACGAGGCACAGTTCGTTCTGTCAGCAAACGGTGTGTTATCCGCTAAGACTGCACAGCTGGACCTGACCACTCAGTTCGATGTGTCAGACCGTGCGCGTCCTTATGGTATCGGCAGGAACATCTACTATGCGTCTCCTCGAAGCTCCTTTACGTCCATCATGCGCTACTACGCGGTACAGGATGTAAGCTCTGTGAAGAACGCAGAGGATATGACGGCCCACGTCCCGAACTACATCCCGAACGGTGTGTACAGCATCAACGGGTCTGGTACGGAGAACTTCGCGTGTGTGCTGACCAAGGGTGCTCCCAGTAAGGTGTTCATCTACAAGTTCCTCTACATGGACGAGAACATCCGGCAGCAGTCGTGGTCCCACTGGGACTTCGGGGACGGTGTGGAAGTGATGGCTGCAAACTGCATCAACTCAACGATGTATCTACTGATGCGTAACGCCTACAACGTGTGGATAGCTGCGGTGGACTTTAAGAAGGAGTCGACTGACTTCCCATTTGAGCCTTACCGATTCCACGTGGACGCCAAGCGGTCGTACCACATCTCAGAGACTGCATATGACATCGAGACCAACCAGACGGTAGTTAACGTCAAGGACATCTACGGTGCGTCGTTCTCTAAGGGCACCGTGGCAATCTGCGAGAGTGACGGTAAAATCACTACGTATGAGCCGATGGGTGACTCTTGGGACTCAACCCCAGACATTCGCATTAGCGGCGACATCGCTGGTAAGGATATCGTCATTGGGTTCCTGTACGACTTCCAATATGTGTTCAGTCGGTTCCTCATTAAGCAGGAGCAGAACGACGGCACAACGTCGACTATGGACTCTGGTCGTCTACAGCTACGTAGAGCTTGGGTGAACTATCAGGACACTGGTGCGTTCACTGTGAGCGTCGATAACGGCAACCGTGAGTTCAACTATCTGGTAAACGCTCGGGTAGGCTCTACTGGGCTCCGTCTGGGCCAGAAGGCCACAACTACTGGTCAATACCGCTTCCCTGTGACAGGTAACGCATTGTATCAGAATGTGTCCCTGAGTTCCTTCAACGCTTCCCCTGTGTCAATCATTGGGTGTGGCTGGGAGGGGAACTATACCAACCGCGCCAGCGGTATTTAACTTGACGTCTCCCTGTGGTGTTGCTCAATTAGGTAGCACTATAGGGAGACCACACTAATAGGGGACTTAAAGCATGTACATAAGAAACACTGTAAGTAATGACTTCGAGTTATTCATCCCGGCCTACCATGACGTACTTGAGGCGCAGGCCATGGGTATAGAACCATCGTTCCCAGCGGTTACTGAGTGTGTCACGTTAGACCACGATGGTTTTCCTTTGGCTATAGGTGGACACTGCGGAGACCAATGCTGGTTCGTCACGAGTGACCAAGTGTGGAGACTCGACAGGGCTGGCAAGCTGGAGTTCCGTGAGAGAATCATGGAGTACAGGGACATGTTATTAAATGTTTATCCATCCCTGTGGAACTTCGTGTGGGTCGGTAATGGTCCCCACAAGCGGTTCCTTAAGTCCATCGGTGCGGTATTCCACGAGGAGTACACACAGGATGGGAAGTTCCAACTGTTCACCATAACGAGGAGATAACTATGTGCTGGATGGCAGCTATCCCGATTGCAATGACGGCAGTACAAGCCATTGGTCAATCTCGAAGTGAGGCCCAGATGATTGGCCTTCAGAACGACCAAATGCGCCTACAGTCTGCACAGATGATTAAAGAGTCAAACATTCAGAACGCAAACGCGAGCCTTGAGCAGAAGCAGAAACTGGAAGAAGCCAGTGCGGACCTGACCGCGAAGAATCTCGACAAGGTTCAGGCTATGGGCACAATCCGCGCAGCTATCGGAGAGGGGAACCTTGAGGGTAACAGCATGGACCGCATATCTCGAATCGAAGAGGGTAAGTACATCAGGGAGGCCAATGCGGTCACTGATAATTACCGCCGAGACTATGCGTCACTATTCGCCCAACAGCTGGGTAACTCTGAGTCGACCATCGACCAAGTTAAGTCCATGCAGAAGGCTGAAGGTAAGGGCAAGTCCAAGTTGGCTCAGGTCCTAGACCCGCTGTCGGTCATGACCTCGCAGGCAGCATCCTCATACGCTTCCGGTGCGTTCGACAGTAAGGGCACCAAGGCACCAATAAGTCAGGCCCAAGGTACTAAGGTAGGAGGTAAGTAATGGCCAGTAAATTAGAACAAGCATTAAGCCAACTGCCGCAGGCTGGGTCTACCCGTATCCGTGGTGGTTCCGCATCAATGCAGTATCGCCCGGTGACTATCCAGCAGGAAGGCTTCAAGCAGTCCAACCTAGTGCAGTCCCTAGCGAAATTTGGGACAGCGATGGGTGAAGCGGCTGATGCGTACGATAAACGTCAACGCGATAAGGCCGATGAGCGGTCCGATGAGATTATCCGCAAGTTGACCCCCGAGCAGCGCCGAGAGGCCATTAAGAACGGGACCCTCCTGTATCAAGATGACCCTTACGCAATGGAGGCTCTACGGTTCAAAACTGGCCGTAACGCTGCGTTCCTCATTGACGATGATGTGGCTCAGCGCGTTCAGAACGGTGAGTTTCGCACTCGTGCCGAGATGGAAGAGTACCGCCACAAGCGGTTGACCGAAGGTGCCAACGAGTATGCTGACCAGTTCATGATTAACCCTGAGGACTCAGAGTTCCAGAGAGGGTTCAACGCGAACATCACCGAGCGTAACATCTCGCTGTACGGTAAGCACGATGCGTTCCTAAGCGAGCAAGCCCAGAAGGGTGCCATACTGGCCTCGAAGGTTGAGCTGTCAGGCGTGCTTAAGGACCCTCAGGTTCTGGCCCGTCCAGAGTCCGGTGAGTTCTTCCAGCGCTACATTGATAATGCGCTTAAGACCGGAAGTATCCCTAGCGACGCTCAGGCACAGCAGGTCATCATCGGGTCCCTTAACGACGTCATTCAGCGTCCGGGTGCGACCAACTTCTTGCAGAGCCTTGAGGGCCGTCAGGTAACCCTTAACGGGAAGACCACGACCTATAAGGAGCTGATGGGAGAGGAGCAGTGGAACGCCCTGATGGTCAAGGCCCAGTCGACTCAGTTCGACAATGACGCCAAGTTGTCTGAAGGTTTCCGCCTTGGTATTACCAGCGCGTTGAACCAAGACGACACCAGCAAGGGCTGGGAGATGCTTCAAGGTGCCAAAGCGGAACTTGACCGTCTGCAACCCGGTGAGCAGATGACCCCAGAGCGTGAGCGCTTGATTCAAGCTGAGGAGCAGATGCAGGCCCGTTTCCGTCAGGAGGCCCAAGCGGCAGCCAAAGAGATGGACAAGCGCCAGAAGACCATCAACAAGAATCAGGTCATCGACCAGCAGTTCACCAAGCGCATCAACGGTCAGTACGTGTCCACCAGCTACAAGGACATGCCGACCAACGAGAACACCGGAGAGTTCACTCACAGTGACATGGTGAACTACGCTAACGGTAAGCTGGCCGAGATTGACCAGATGCAGCTCACGGAGCAACAGAAGGACCGCATGAAGTTGAGCTACCTCCGGGCAGACTCAGAGGGTGGAGCCTTCCGTACCGTTGTGGGCCAGATGGTGACCGACGCTGGGTCTGAGTGGTCTGCCGCTGTGATTAACGGTAAGTTACCAGAGGACACCACGGCGTTGAACAAGCTGCGCACTATGCGTAACACCGACCCTGACCTATTCGCTGCGCTGTATCCTGACAAGGCTGAGCTATTCCTAACTCTTGATATGATGGATAAGCAGGGGATTGACCCTCAGATTCTCATCGACGCTGACCGTTCTCGTCGCAGCCTAACAAAAGAGATGCAGTACGAGGATGATAAAGCGTGGGCGGCATTGAAGAACAACTCCCAGTCCCCAGAACTGTCCCGCATTCCCGCCAGTCTTGATGCTATGGCCAGAAAGATGTATGACAGCGTCAAGTACCGCACAGGGAACAGTGACATGGCCATGGAGCAGGTCGATAAGTTCCTCAAGGAATCCACTGTGACTTTCAAAGGTGATGACGTGGATGGTGATACCATTGGTATTATCCCGAAGAACATCTTACAGGTCAGTGACGACCCTAAGAGCTGGGAGCAGGGCCGAGACATCCTTGAAGAAGCCCGTAAGGGAATCATCGCGGCTAACCCTTGGGTTACCAACAAGCAGCTGACGATGTACCAGCAGGGTGACTCTATCTACATGATGGACACCACTGGTACCGTGCGCATCCGCTACGACAAGGAGCTACTGACTCGAACCTATCAGGAACAGCAGCAGCGACTGGCCAAGGAAGCCGAAGAGAAGGCACTGAAGGAAGCAACCAAACGCGCACCTATCTCCGCAGCCACTCAGGCCCGTAAGGCCGCTGGTGAGCGTGTCCGTGCGAAACGTAAAGCCACTCCGAAGTTCATCTATGGAGGTGGTGACCAATAACCATTAAGGAGACAACATGAGCTACGATAAGTCTAAACCTAGCGATTACGATGGCATCTTCCAGAAGGCAGCAGACTCTCATGGGGTCTCCTACGACCTCCTGCGTAAGTTATCGTTTAATGAATCATCCTTCAACCCTAAGGCCGTCTCTAAGACTGGCCCTAAGGGCATCATGCAGTTCACCCGCAACACGGCCCGAGCGATGGGCCTTAACGTGACCGATGGCGACGACGATGGGCGCTACAACCCTGAGTTAGCCATTGACGCTGGCGCTAAGCTGCTTGCGAGCCTTGTTAAGAAGTACGACGGTGATGAGCTGAAAGCGGCCCTAGCATACAACCAAGGGGAAGGCCCAGCGGGTGCTCCCCAGCTTCAAGCGTACGACAAGGGCGACTTCGGGTCTATCTCGGAGGAGGGTCGTAACTACATGCGCAAGCTGCTGGATGTGGCCAAGAGTCCTAACTCAGGCGCTCTGGAAGCGTTCGGCGGTATCACCCCAAAGGGTAAAGGGATTCCCGCAGAGGATGCCTTCAAGGGCATCTCCAAGGCTGGCAAGGTAGGTACAGAACTGCCGGAGTCCCATGGGTTCGACGTAGAGGGTGTGGAGCAACCAGCACCCAACGTACCATACGCTAAGGACTTCTGGGAGAAGACCGGGACAACTCTCGATGAGTATAACGCTCGGTCCACCTTCTTCGGCTTCGGCGATGCCGCTGAGGCTCAGATTCAGAACTCCACCTTGGGTGTGGCCTTCCGTGCTGCCCGCGCAGACAATGGGTACGATGTGTTCAAGGACACGCTGACCCCGACTCGCTGGAACTCGTACGTTCCCTCCAAGGAAGACCTACAGAAGCTGCGCGACTCTGGTTTACCTCCGAGCTACTACGGTGTGGTGACTGGTGGTGATGGTGAGAACTGGGATGCACTCATCAAGCTGGCCAAGGATAACTTCGAGGCTGACCAACGGGCCGCTGAGGCTGGTACTGGGGCGAAACTCGCTGCTGGTATCGTTGGTGCTGGTGTAGACCCACTCAGCTATGTACCTCTGGTCGGTGTGGCCGGGAAGGGACTCAAGGTGGTCAATAAGGCCCTGCGAGTAGGTGCACAGGCTGGGGCACTCAGCGTTGCCTCTGAAGGAATCCGTACGTCAGTAGCTGGTGGCGAAGCCCACTACGCTGACGCGGCACTTGGCGGGTTACTGTTCGGTGCTGGCATGTCGGCTCTCAGTGACGCTGTGGCCGCTGGTATCCGTAAGGCACGCGGCGTCGAGTCCGTGAATGAGTTCGCTGGTCCAGCACTCCGCATGGAAGCCAGAGAGACTGCCATCAACACTGGTGGTCACGACACCTCGACACTGCCTCCAGAGAACTTCTCGTTCGAGCAGAACCACAGAGGTGTTCCGTTTGCTGACCACCCAACCGAAGATGGTGCGGCGGTTCTGGCCAATGGTTCCATCCTGAGCGATACCAACCCACTTAACCCAAGGACTCAACGTGACTTCGCAGAGATTGACCCAGAGCGTGCAGCTCCCGGTATCAAACTCGGTGGGTTCACTGAGATTGGCCTGAAGACCTTAGGGTCCAAGGATGCTGGTGTACGCGCAATCGCTCAGGACCTCGTGCGCTCTCCAACAGGGATGCAATCAGGGTCTAGTGGTAAGTTCGGTGCGACCGCTTCGGACATCCATGAGCGGCTCCATGCGACTGACCAGCGGATGTATAACCAACTGTATGACGCTGTTGACCGTGCCATGAAGGACCCAGAGTTCTCCATTGGTGAGCAGAAGATGTCACGCAGAGCCATCCGTCAGGAAGTCTACAAGCGTGCAGCCTTGGCGATTGAGCGCCCAGAGTTACAGGCTGATTTGACCAAAGGTGAGCGTGAGGTGATGGACCTGCTGAAAGAGCACTTCGACACCAAGCGTGAACTGATGGAACAGCCGGGTATCTTCGGCAATGCTAACGCCGTGAGCATCTTCCCAGGTAGTCGCCACAAGGGCACCTACGTGCCAAACGTGTACGACAGGGGTGCCAAGGAACTGATGACCCAGAAGCTGGGTGGACCTGAAGGACTCCAACAGGCAATCGCTCAGAGCTGGCTCACCAGTTACCGAGTGCGACCTGAGGTCAAGGCACGTGTCGACGAGTACCTGATGGAACTCAATGGCTACAAGTCGGTTGACCAAGTGACACCTGAGGTGGTCCAGAAGCACGCCATGGATAAGGCGTACGGTATCAGCCACACTGAGGACTTCACGGCGTCCAGTGTCATTGACGACAACATCACTGGTCTGGTCGGTATCGAGAACAACTCGTTCCTTGAGGCTCGTAACATGTTCGACAGCGACCTCCCGGTTACCTTGCCGGATGGGTCAACATTCAGTGTCAACGACCTGAGGGACTTCGACATGGCACGGATTATCCCAGCGTACGACCGACGAGTTAACGGTGATATCTCCATCATGGGTGGCAGTGGGAAGACCACGAAGCAACTCAAGGACGAAATCATGGCGCTGGACAAGCGGGCTGAACGTAAGGGGCAGCTGAAGGGCGAAGTGGAAGCACTGAAGGACACCGTTAAGATTCTCACTGGGCGTGCTCGACGCAACAACGACACAGCCTTTGAGACGGCTATGCGTTCCCTGAATGACCTAGCGTTCTTCGCTAAGAACTTCTACATGGGTCCGCAGAACCTCACAGAGATTGCTGGGATGTTGGCTAAGGGTAACGTTAAGGCGATGCTCCACGGTATCCCGACGTTGCGAGACCTCGCCACCAGAACCTCTCCAGTGTCCGGCAGTGAACTCCGTGAACTCCATGGGGCGCTGTTCGGTAAGGAACTCGACCAGTTAATCCGTCCGGGACGTGAGGACATCGTACAGCGAATCCGTGAGGCTTCCGATACCAGTGGGGCCATGGCGTCAGTCATCGGTACCATCAAGTTCGGCACTCAGGAGCTGTCAGCTCGTTCCCCTTGGACCAAGATGCTGAATGGTACGGCTAACTACATTCTGGACACTGCCCGTCAGGGTGTGCTCGGTGATGTGGCTGGTGCAGCACTAGGCGGTAAGGGTTCCAAGTTTGGCAAAGAGAACTTCCTCAAAGCTGCCTCTATCAGTCCTGAGCAGTGGAAGGGCATCAAGCAACTCTTTGTCGACCACGCGACTCGTGACGCTAACGGCCAGTTCACCATTAAGGACAAGAAGGCTTTCAGTCAGGACCCGAGAGCGATGGACCTGTGGCGTCTTGCCGATAAGGTAGCCGACGAGACCATGCTTCGGCCCCACAAGGTGTCCCAGCAGGATTCCAAGGCGTATGGCGCTGGTGTTAAGATGGCTATGCAGTTCAAGAACTTCACCATCAAGTCGCTTAACGCTAAGTTCATTCGGTCCTTCTATGAGGGCTACAAGAACAACCGAGCTATCGACATGGCGTTGACCCACATCCTGTCACTTGGTATCGCCGGGACTTACTTTGCGATGCAGGCCCACGTGAAGGCTTACGGTCTCCAAGAGTCTCAACGTAAGGACTACCTGAAGAAAGCCCTGAACCCGACCATGCTGGGCTACGCAGCGTTGACTCGAAGTTCCCACACTGGTGCCCCGCTGTCCATCGTGTCGATGATTGCAGGTGCCGCTGGGTTCCAAGATGCAAACATGCTGCGCTCCACCATCTTGCCTAAGGAGGAACAGTTCCAGAATAAAGGCGGGGCGTCCAAAGGTCGGGCCGAGTCGAGTAACCTTGCGGGTAACTTGGGGTCTCAGGTCCCAGCTCTTGGTTACGTAGGGAACGTCATTGCGACCGCTAAGAACGCCTACGGTGTTGTTACAGCACCCAATAAGCCGACTGAGCGCGACTACATGACTGGCCTGATGAACTCCACTAAGGAGCTTGTTCCGAACGACCCGCTGACCCAACAGCTCATCATGAAAATCTATGAGGCTAACGGAGTAACCATCAAACAGCAGCCTAAACCCAACTAATTAGGTAGCACTATAGGGAGACCAGCACGGTTTCCCTTCTCATTAAACTAAAGGAGGTCACGATGGACCAAGAAATTAAAACAGTCATCCAGTACCCCACAGGGTCCACTGAGTTCGACATCCCGTTCGACTACCTGTCCCGTAAGTTTGTCCGTGTGTCGCTGGTAGCTGACGACAACCGCAGACTTCTGAGTAATATCACTGAGTACCGCTACGTGTCTAAGACCAGAGTGAAGCTACTTGTGGAAACTACAGGGTTCGACCGTGTGGAAATCCGCAGATTCACCTCAGCGTCTGAGCGTATTGTTGACTTCAGCGATGGCTCGGTTCTCCGCGCAACCGACCTTAACGTCTCTCAGCTTCAGTCTGCCCATATCGCAGAGGAAGCCCGTGACTCGGCACTACTGGCTATGCCGCAGGATGATGCTGGCAACCTTGATGCACGTAACCGCAGAATCGTTCGGCTGGCTCCGGGTGTTGAAGGTACGGACGCAATCAACAAGAACCAGCTGGACACTACCTTGGGTGAGGCTGGTGGCATCCTGTCGGAAATCAAACAGACCGAGAAGGACATTCAGGATTACATCGAGAACTTTGCAGATGACACCACGTCTCTAAAGGGAATCAACTGGGTGTATAATAATGGGTCGGCCAATGGTGGAGAGACCTCCATTCTGATTACCCGCGAGGGGCCAGTGTTCGCTGTGCCTACCATTTACATAAACGGGGACAGGCAGTCTGTGGGTTACCACTACTCTTACGATTCCGGCGATAAGACCATTCACCTAGTTAAGCCCCTCAAGGCTGGAGACTTTGTGGAGTGTGTTACCTCTGAGGGTGTACTGCCGCTGTCTAACCTCCTGTCGACACCAGATGGTGCCAGCCAGATTGGCACTAAAAGCGGCCTGACTGTGCAGGACTACCTGAACGGCGTGAAGTCAGCTACCATTCTGCGCAACATTGAGCCAGCCATTGATGGACAGCGAATTGTCCTCTCTGAGATTAGCCCTACTCTGGGTCCTAAGTCTGGAGGTATTTTGGTGTACGACCAGTCTGACACATCCTCTGTGGACGACGGGTACACTGTTTTCGTGACGGCTGGCGGTAAACGGTGGAAGCGAGAAGAGTCCTACATTGACGTAGCGTGGTTCGGTCCGAACTTTGGTCTTGCCTTACAGACCGCTGTTAACCTCGTTGACAACTACGTGAGAACTGTCGGTTTCTACAGCCGCAAGACCATCTACATTGCAGCTGGTAACTACACCACTGACAGGCAGATTGACATACCGTCATATGTCTCCGTGATTGCAATTGGTAACGTGAATATCAACGGAGCATCTCTTCCGGTTAACTCCTACGTACTCCGAATCACCAACAAGGTAACTGGAATCTCCACGACCCAGCACTCTGGTTGGAACTTAGGTTCGGTAGGCGGTACTCTCCGTCTGGTGGGTAACGGAAGCTCCAACCAAGTTGACGGGCTGTTTGTCGGAAACACTACGGCAATGAGCGATGTACGTAACGTCAGCCTTTACGCTGTGGCAACCTCAGGTGTACGCTACGGGTTAACATTCGGTAGCACCAATACGTACCTATTCACAGCGACCAAGTGTCACTTCGAGACCTCTCTGGTGAACCTGTACTGCCCGTACACCACTAGCGCCAACTCTGGTGAGAAGATGGTGTTTAATGATACTGTATTCGGCGGGGCAACTCGTAACCACGTTGAGATGAGCACTCCGGGGATGGACCTAACGTTCAATAACTGCTCGTTCGACTTTACAGGCGGTAGTATCATCTACGGGACGGAGACTTGGGGTTACTCTAAGGTCGGTCTTAACAGCTGCCACTTCGAAGGTTTTGACAACCTGTGGGTTAAGGTGGATGCACCTCAAGGTGGCTTCATTGGGTCCAACAGGGCAATCACTATTGCAAACGCTACGGTACTTCCGCGTCGACGCTCGAATACGACTGGCACCAACTCGCCTAGCAGAATGCACATTGATGCTAAGTCTACCCCTGTGTATATCAGCGGTCTGGACCTGCGCCATGAGGTTGTCCCGTATACCGAGGAAATCTTCATGGCTTCCCCAGAGACCACGTTGACGCTTCAAGGTTACCTGAAAGACCCGTACTACCAGATTCCTAGCAAGTCATACATCCAGAACCGTGGGTGGGACATCACAGATGAAACCACTGGGACGTTGGTGAACAGCTCAGACACAATGGATGCACTGACCCGCTTTACGTGCACCGAGCGAAATGCTCTTTCGGCTGAGGTTGTTGACGGAGGGACTTCCGGTAAGTTACTGGCAATGACTGGCGCTGGTGGGTACTTCACACTGGTCACCAAAGGCTTCATTCCGGTGAGTACCAACCAGCGAATTGGTGGAGCAATGTCGGTTCAGGCGGCAGCAAGTACCGGAAACATCCATTGCACGATTGGTGTCCAGTGGTTCGACTACGATGGCAACCTAATCGGAACCAACCAATCCTTTACGATAAACATGCGAGAAGTGTTCAACAACTCTTCGCTGCCTAACTTCGCAGAGGGGAACAACCGCTTCATTTCCACGCCAACAAGGGCTTTCCGCGCACCAGCCGGGGCCGCTAAATGCAAACCGATGTGGCGCATCTCTGGCCATACTGGCGTGGTTAACATCTCACGCTTAGCATCATTTGTGTTATAAGGAGACAACATGCTGAACGACTTCAACCAGCCGAAAGGCTCAACCATTGGTGTGCTCAGGGATGGGCGCACTATCCAAGAGGCATTCGATGAGATTCCGGTAATATCGGTGCTACGTTTCGGGGCAAAGGGGGACGGGGTAGCCGACGACTATCCGGCTTTCCAGAAGGCAGCGCTTGAGGCTCAGCGGATTGGAGGGGCGGTAATCGACGTCCCGACTCCACTGGTGGAGTACAAGATTGGGTTCCCTGTGTTCTTGTTTGACCGAACTTGGTTCCGTGGCACAGGCATTAACTGCCGCGTGAACTTTACGGACCCGTTGTATGCCCGCAAGAGCCGTAGTGGGTTCATCATTGGCAGTGGCTACGAGCAGAACCGAGACAAGGCCATTCAGTGCCTTAACGATGGCACATGGGCCACGACTGGGTCTGTGGTAAACTCAGCGTTCACTGAGCTTCCTCGTGGTCAGTATGTGCGAGACAACCCGTCACAGGTCCAGAGTAGACTGTGTCGTGTTTCTGATATGTACCTAGTCGCAACGTACCCTAACGGAACTACCCTGAAAGGTGGCTATGCGGTGTCTGGTGCCAACGCTGTGGATAGCGATGTGTTCAACATTTGGGGCGAGGGCTGGACCGAGATTATCAACTTTGGTTCTGACGTTCCGCCAGCTACTCCAAGCTGTCACAACATGCACGCCTACGATATCACGTGTGTCGAGCCTAACCATTACGAGACGTACTATAGTGCAGGGTTTATGGCCAACTCCACGAACTGCTCCATCGGTCGATTCCGTCAGTTAAAACCTATCGCTGATGGTTCACCCCACGGTTCTGGCGGCTCAATGAACTACACAGAGTTCTGCTCGTTCTATGACATTGACATCCCGAGCCTTGGCCGTACAGCCACCTCTGAGGGCATCCTTGTCAACAACTCGAAAGGATCGGTCACCCGTAATATTCGCATTGGTAACGCTAAGACATGCGTGGCTGAGTACTACACCACTGGGGCTGGTATCTTCTACGACCAAGCTCACCCGAACGTCTTTGATGGAATCCATGCGAACAACTGCGACAACGCTGTGGCGCTGCGCTCTAAGTTCTCCGTATGGAAGAACGTTACGCAGACCAATTGTACGTACCATGTGTACTTCGGTACGACTAACGCCCAGTCGTGCGTCGTCAAATTCGTCCCTGACTCCATCGGGTTCGGCTCTGGTGTCGACGGTCTGGCCCGACTCCGCGATAACCGTGTTAATGGTTACATCGAGCGCTCCGTGTATGTCCGTCCGATTAACTTCCTATTGGAAGACAAGACGGTGCTCCAGAGCTGGGACACCAACAGGAACATGAAGGCTAAGCCTGACGTCGGTTTCCGTGTGCTGTATCCGATTCCGGTTAACATGCGGGCCATTGTCAGTGTAAACCAGTTCTTCACGTTTGAGGTGGGTGCCGGGTCAAAAGGCTCTAACGTAGACATTAAGGTGCGCCGTATGGCATCCTTTGGTGGTAACGCCAATGAGCAGCCAGTCATTGAGTTCTCTAACTCTAAGACTGCCACAGTGGACACCGTACAGGATGCTAACGTACAGGCCAACGCACCTGCGCTCGTCCTAACTGCGACCCCTGACATGCCCAACTCTATGGATGTCCTCATTACGGTGAGCAACCCGACCCTCAACATGAACCTCAAGGAGTTCCGACTGGTCTACCTTGGGGACTAACAGGAGGTAACATGTTATCCCTAGACTTCAACAACGAAGTTATCAAGGCGGCTCCCATTGCGGGGGTCGCTGGGGCTGACGGTGTAGCGAGACTCTTCTGGGGTCTCTCACTCAACGAGTGGTTCTACGTCGCGGCAATCGCCTACACAGTGGTTCAGATTGGTGCCAAGGTAGTCGACAAAATCATTGACTGGAAGAAAGCAAACAGAGGTGACTCATGAAAGATGAGCGCCCAGACTTATAAGGAGTAACATATGGACCTGATTAAGTTCCTTGAAATGTTAGACACTGAGATGGCTCAGCAGATGCTCATGGACCTGAAGAATCCAGAGAAGCGAACTCCTCAGCTGTACAACGCCATTGGTAAACTACTGGAGCGCCATAAGTTCCAAATCTCTAAGCTGACCCCTGACGTTAACATCTTGGGCGGACTGGCTGAGGGTCTGGAGGCTTATAACTCCAAGGTGGGTGCCGATGGTCTGACAGACGACGATAAGTTCACCCTACAGTGATATACTCAAGGTACTACTATATGTAGTGCCTTTATGGATGTCATTGCACTACGCTAGGCGTTCCTACGTGAAATCTGAGAAACAACGGGAGGAATTATGCTGGAGTTCACAAAGAGAATCGTCCCGTATCTTGTGGCTATCATGGTGTTTGCCTTCGGGTGGCACTTGGGTTCGCAATCTACGGACGCTAAATGGAAGGAGGAAGTACAGAATGAGTACGTTAAGAAGCAAACGGCTAGAGCTGAAACTCAGAAAGCGATTGACGCAGTATCGGCTAAGTACCAAGCAGACATTGAGGGGCTGGAGGGCAGCACTGATAGGATTATTGCTGATTTGCGTAGCGACAATAAGCGGCTGCGCGTCAGAGTCAAACCTACCAGTGTCGCCGCAGGACCAGACGGTCGATGCCTCGTTGATGGTTCCGTCGAACTACACGAAGCAACTGCTCGAAGTCTTATCGCAATAACCCAGAAGGCCGACCTCAAGGAGAAGGCCCTACAGGATACAATACGTAAGCTGCAAGGGAAAGGAGGTGAACATTGAGTAACTCTCAGCAAGCCAAGAACGCCTTAATCATTGCGCAACTGAAGGGTGACTTTGTCGCCTTTCTCTTCGTGCTCTGGAAGGCCCTGAACCTGCCGGAACCAACCAAGTGTCAAATCGACATGGCCAAGTGTCTGGCAGACCCAAAGAACAAGAAGTTTATCCTTCAGGCTTTCCGTGGTATCGGGAAGTCGTTCATCACGTGTGCGTTCGTAGTGTGGACCCTATGGCGTGACCCTCAGTTAAAGATACTGATTGTCTCGGCCTCAAAGGAACGTGCGGACGCTAACTCCATCTTCATCAAGAACATCATCGACTTGTTGCCTTTCCTGAGTGAGCTTAAGCCTCGCCCCGGTCAGCGTGACTCTGTGATTAGCTTTGATGTAGGCCCTGCCAAGCCTGACCACAGCCCGTCAGTTAAGTCTGTGGGTATTACGGGTCAGCTTACTGGTAGCCGTGCCGATATCATCATTGCGGATGACGTGGAGATTCCCGGTAACTCTGCAACTCAAGGTGCCCGCGAGAAACTCTGGACGTTGGTTCAGGAGTTCGCCGCACTGTTGAAACCTCTGCCGACTAGCCGTGTTATCTATCTGGGCACTCCTCAGACCGAGATGACGCTCTACAAGGAACTTGAGGACAACCGTGGGTACTCTACCATCATCTGGCCTGCACAGTATCCTCGCTCCAAAGAGGAAGACCTGTACTATGGCGACCGTCTGGCTCCGATGCTCCGCAGTGAGTACGATGAGGATAAAGAGGGTCTCGGTAGTCAACCTACTGACCCGGTTCGATTCGACTCTATGGACCTTCAGGAACGTGAGGTGGAATACGGCAAGGCTGGCTACACGCTTCAGTTCATGCTCAACCCGAACCTCAGTGACGCCGAGAAGTACCCGCTACGCCTCCGTGACGCTATCGTGTGCGGTCTACAGATGGACAAGGCCCCAATGCATTACCAGTGGTTGCCGAACCGTCAGAACCGCAATGAGGAGCTTCCTAACGTGGGCATGAAGGGTGACGAGATTTACTCCTTCCATACAGCCTCCAGTAACACTGGTGCGTATCAGGGTAAGATTCTGGTCATTGACCCCAGTGGTCGCGGTAAGGATGAGACTGGCTGGTGCGTACTGTACACCCTCAACGGTTACATCTACCTGATGGATGCTGGCGGTACTCGTGGTTACGAAGAGAAGTCCCTTGAGTTCCTCGCTAAGAAAGCCAAACAGTGGCAGGTGCAGACTGTGGTCTTCGAGAGTAACTTCGGTGACGGTATGTTCGGTAACGTGTTCCAGCCTGTGCTCCTGAAGCACCACCCAGCGCAACTAGAAGAGATTCGTGCTCGTGGTATGAAAGAGGTCCGTATCTGCGATACCCTTGAGCCTGTACTAGCAAGTCACCGCTTGATTATCCGTGACGAGGTTATCCGACAGGACTACCAGACGGCACGCGATGCAGACGGTAAGCACGCTCTGAAGTACAGCCTGTTCTACCAGATGACCCGTATGAGCCGTGAGAAGGGCGCTGTGGCACACGACGACCGACTTGATGCGTTAGCATTGGGTGTCGAGTTCCTACGCTCTACGATGCAGCAGGACGCTGTGAAGATAGAGGCTGAGGTACTTCAGGAGTTCTTGGAGCACCACATGGAGAAGCCCCTGAGTAACATCTCCCAGTTCCGGGCCACCAGCAGCAACGGTGTGGACATCCGGTGGGAAGACGATGGTGATGACACTATGTTCATCGCTTGGTAACTATGCAGGGATTGTGCATAAGGATTCATTAGGCCACGGAAGGCCACTTAAGGAAAACTTCAGGCATAACAGACACTTGGAATTAGGTAGCACTATAGGGAGAGACCCCTAAAGACTTACTATAAGAACACTTAAAGTTTCATTCATATAGTTATGCACTACAGGTCTCCTCTATGAGAGAGGGTAGTGATGATAATATCACCCTCTAACTATAAGACACTAAGAGCTAACACAAGGAGGACCTATGCGCTTACTGTTAACCTTACTGCGCCATAGGACTACTTGGCGGTTTCTGCTGGTACTTGCTGGTGCCATTGGGGCTTCACTGGTTACTCAGCAACAACTCGGTGGACTGGAGACTCTCGTGTGCTCTCTACTCGCTTGTAGCGATTAGGGTCTTCCTGACGCGCTAGGGATTCCGTAGTGATGCTTATCAGCATACACCACTCCATCCCTCTACAGTCAATACTTAAAGTTAACCTTAGGTGATTCACTGGGTCTACCTACGGGTCTATGCACTGACCTGAGGACTACCTGAGGTTACCTTTAAGA